TGCTTCTGTCTTTTCTTTTGTATCAGATTTAAGTGATAAATCGTCGATAGCAACACCACGTTGTTCAGCAATGATTTGATTCAACTCGCTTAACAAGATAGTAACTTGTGTGTTTGGAGTCATTTCAATATTGCTAGTTGGTGCTTTAATTAGACGTCCATTGCCATGTAACCAGCGTAGCATATTACTGCCATCTGGAAATTGGTTGCGATCCAATGCATCTGCAAATTCGTATGAATCTTGACCACTACCACTTTCTACTAAGTTAATAATAGCGTCGTGGTAAATGTCTGGCATATTTTCTGTTGGCACAATTAGGCAATGATGTGCATCACCTGGCAAAGTGCGATAAGCCACTAAGCATTTTTTATTTGTAGCTTTTACACGAGCCACGTGTTTGAGTTCGGCCATATTAAGCTCCTGTTGGTGCTGGTGCGGCTGCTTTTTGTGCTTCTGCTTGTTTAGCAACTACGGCTAAAAATGATTCTAATTTGGTGTATGTTTGACCAACAGCAACCATTTCGTTTGGCTTAAATGCGCCGCGTGAGCTAGCAATATCAATAATGACTTTCATTGCTTGCAAGTCGTTAATAGTCAACTCTTGTGACTGTTCTGCTTGGGCTTCTGGCGCCGCCTGTTTTTGTTCTTCACTCATTTAGAGTTCTCCTTAAAGTACTATTATAATTATCTACTCTGTAGGAGAGGACATGCAATTGTGAAAAAACTGAGTTCTTTCTCTGATTCAAAACCAATACGTGTATTATACACTATTGTATTGGTATTATCTAGTACAATACCCTGCCCTACATAGTACCTACTATTTAGATTCTTCTTGATCCACAAGTCGACAGATTTGACTAATGTTGGACTATATTTGTCTATGCTAGTGTATTTGAAATGCGGGCAGGCAAACTCAACCCTGCGTAGATTGAAATAATCTAGAGGATTGGGCTTACCATTTTTTAAAGCCATTACGCAAGTTCCTTAACTTCTTCGTAGTAAGCATACTCACCAAAGGGAGGAACAATTGTATTGTTGCCGTGGATTACAAATACTGTATCACAGTAGTTTTCGTCGCCCCAGCTACCCCAAGGATAACCGTCTGTGAACATGATAAACTTTTTAGGTTGAATATCATTTTCTTTCATGTATTCCCAGTTAGCATCAAACTCAGTTCCACCACCACCCATTGGCTCGTACTCATCGAACTCGTCAATGTTGTATCCGTCAAAGTCTGCTTCGTTGTATACTTTAGTATCAAAGCACCACACTTTAATTTTAAAGTCCTTGTACTCTTGCATAATACCTTTGATCTCTGTCAAAAAGTCTTTTGCTTGCTCGTCGCCGATTGAACCTGACATGTCAATTGCTACACAGATATCAATTGTTTCTTCAAATTGTGTACCTGGAAGAATTGCACTCATGTGCCAGCCCTTGCGGTTAGGACGCATAAACGAATAATCATTCTTAATAGTGCTTTGGATTTGTTGACGCAAAATTTCACGCCAATTCATTTTAGGCTCTGTAAGTTCCTTAATCATGCGTTGTACGCTAGCCGGTGTATTACCTGCACCTGCGGCTTGTGCGGCTTGCATTGTAGCTTCGCGGATTTCATCGCGGATTTGTTTTAGCTCTTCTTTGCTATAGCTAGGTTTTCCTGTGCCGTCTTTGTCGCCCCAGTCGATGTGGTCGTCAAGCAACTGTCCAAGTTGATTGAGTTCTTCTTCGTCCATTTCGTCAAAGATTTTGTCGTATACTTCTTCAGCACCCATGCCGTAGTACTTAGGATCATGGAAGATTTTAATACCTTCAATATTGTGCTCGCCGATACGATCACGTACCAATTGTCCGTTTACACAATAGTCTGCGGCAATGTTAAAGATACGTGGATTTCTGCCATCTCTACGACCCATATGATCAAATACGTTATGCAAAATTTCATGCGCAATAACAAATTCGACTTGTTTAACTGACAGCGGTGTAAAAAACTCTCGATTAAAATAGATAGTGCGACCGTCTGTAGCGGCAGTGCCCATCCATTCAGAGCCTTCTTCGATTTTCAAACGTGTAGCCATATTGCCAAAAAACGGATGGCGGAGTAGCAAGCCTACTCGTGCTACGATAATTTTATCGATAATTGGATCTGCGTGTGACATATCTGCTCCTGATGTTTACTATATGTATATATTATAACACCACCCGAAGGTGGTGTCAAATGGTGCTAAACCAAATTATTTTTCAGTAGCTTGAGCAATAAAGCGACCGTATTTGGCGTGGAACGCATCAAAGCATTTGATTTCGTCCGGATCCAATGGCAACTTGTAAGTTGACAATGCCAATTTAGTACCCATGATAACCAATTCTGTTTCAAAGTTATTCATCATAAATTCGAAGAAGCAGTTAACTTGTCCATTCCAATCTTTAACTTTCTTTTCGCAAGAATCTTTCAATTCGTAGCACAAAGACACAGTCAAAGAGTACATAGCACTAATTTCTTTGGAATCCATCTTTTTAACTTTACCAGTCAAAATGTCTGTAGGGTTAGGCATTTTGCTTGAAATCTTACGATGAGCCATAAAGCTGATTGCCAAACCTTCGCCAACAGAACCTGACACCAAGTCTGTAAGTGTATCTACATCCACATCGTCGTCTGTAAGCAATTCGCTTACAAATGACCAGCTACGTGGGGTAGCAAATGCACGTGAGCTAGACTTTGGATCAAAGTCGTACAAGCTCTTTTTAGAGAAGCTCAGAAAGCCAACTACGTCTTGGTGAACCTTGTTTTCAACTGCCCACTCAAAGTAGTCATCCCAGTTAACTTGCATTTCCAAGTGAACAAAACGGTTTGCCAACGGAGCAGGCATACGGAATGTAACACCTTTGTCAGTCTCACGGTTACCTGCGGCAACTAGCACGACATTATCGGGCAAGTGGTAAGTACCAACACGGCGATTCAAAATCAACTGATAAGCCGCGGCCTGTACAGCAGGAGCCGCAGAGTTCATTTCATCCAAGAAAAGGATAATTTGTTTATGCTGGCTTGCCAATGTAGCATCTGGCAGTTCGCTAGGAGGAGCCCAACGCATTGTATTGTCGTTGGAATCAAAATATGGAATACCTTTAATATCGGTAGGTTCCCAAAGTGACAAACGAACATCGATTACGTGAGCATCGAGCTCAGTACCGAGTTGTTTGATAATATCGGATTTACCAATTCCGGGAGGACCCCACAGGAAAATTGGACGTTTATTTTTAAAAGCCTTACGCAAAGACTTTTTAGCACCGCTAGGGCCCACTGTACGGCTACTAATTTCTGGCATGTTATTTCCTATCTTAGTTTAAAAAATACGTTGTTGAATTAACTCTGTATGTATGTATTATATAGGAAACCAACCGGAGTGTCAACTGTTATCTGTGCCAGCAAGTTCTTTTTCTCGCTCATTCATTGCTTTAATTATACCAAATTTTCTAATGTCGTCCGAAAACAACATTAGCTCAAAACACTTGCGTTCTGAGAATACAGTGATTGACATTGGAGTTAGGTAATATGGACAGTCCACGTACCTTTCCAAAAATATAATTGTTTGGGGACTTAGCTCGATTGGTTCAGTAAACGGAATCTCATACTCTTTCAAGTCCAATTCTTTAACCAAAAATTCATAGCCCTCTTCACTTAGTCGAAAGTTGGTTGTTTTACCTGCTCTAGTACTTTGCCACCATTTGCGTGAGAATAATTGCAAGTTAGCTTCGTCGGTACTCTTGCCCCATTGTTGTAAAAATATCTTTGTAAGGGCGTTACGTGTTATCATTTTATAATAGTGCCTTGAGTCAGCATGACAACTTGGAAATCATCTACACCAAATGTTTGATTTAATTTCTTTGCCAAATTATGTGCATGTCCAGGATTTGAAAAAGAAACTTTTTTGTACTTGGGCCCAGGATAAGAGGTAAGACTATTGAAACTCTTAAGATTAAAAGGCTCGTTCTTATAGAAGACAGCCCAAATTGCTTCGGCTTCTAAAACCTGCTCGGCTTTATAAGTTTTTTTATTAACGTGTTCTAAAAGAACTTTTGGTTTTGGTCTTGACATAATGTATGCGTCTCTCGATAAGTACGCATATATTTATCATTATTTGTCGTCAAAGCCGCCGCCATCCATTGTAACGCTTATAACTTCGGTTTCGGATGAAGTTTTTAGCTGGTTAAACAATGTTTCAAAATCTTGTAGCAGTTTATCCTGTATTTCCAACAAGGCTAGATTAAGTAACCTAGCCTGTTGAATAGTTAATTTAACTTCCCTAGCTTGAGCTAGCTCGGCCGCACGTAGCGTTTGAGCAAACTGTGATATAGGTGTTAGATTAATCTGATTTTGCATTAGCAAGTACCTGCTTCATTTCAAATTCAGTTTTAAAAGGACCTTTGTATTCGTTACGTTCTAATGTAATGACCTTAGGGCAAAAGCTCTTTACCCATCCTTTATTGAATTTGATTATATAGTATCCAGCACAGTATAAACTCTTACTAGCATTGCTTTTGGTAAACAATGGTAGTCGACGTCTTACATCATACATACTATTATAAGGTTGTACACTGGTAGCATAACCGTGACATTCGTTAGGTTCTGATTGTGTTACCTTAACTTTGGAACTTGTTAGGAAGAACTCTTCACCAAATTGCTTGGTAAGATCCTGTTTTTTGTTAAACATAACTTCACCTGCCGTACTGCTTAAGATGAATTTGTTGTTTTCTTTTTTGTGTAATGTTGCAATTTTAGAACCGTCTTGTTCTACAATCCAAAATTTACCATCCACAATAGGCTTGGCGTATATTACTGACATATTTTTCTCCTTACACCCCTTAGTTTTGTTTGGGCATGTTGTTGCGTACATACATACTGTATCATACATATCATTCTCCTTTTTTACTCTGCCCCGAAGGCGCTGGAGTAATATACGTATTTATCTCTTTCATCTGTTAGATTACTTCGTATTCGTCTTTGCCACATCCGCATTCTGGGCATAAAAAATCGTCTGGTAATTCGTTCCAAACACCTTCAAAGTCTTCATCGTGGACATGTCCACATACTACGCATACATGTGTTTCACTCATTATAATGTCTCCAATACTTGTTGATATGCTTCTGCATGACGTTTTTCAATTTTAGCCAAGGCTGCAAAACGTTTTTCTGCTTTGGCAAGCACAGCCGCAAATTGTTCAGCATGTAGTTTGCTTTCCGCAATTTGGTGTTCAGCTTCTTTGGCTGCATTGATTTCGCCTTCTCGTTCGGCAATAGCTTGAAACTGTGGATACATCTGAGTAAACTCGTATGTTTCGCCTTCGATAGCAAGTTCCAAGCATTCCTTAGTAGTTGGCTTGCCAACTATTAGTTCCAAATGACCCCATGCGTGTAGCAGTTCTTGATCTGCTGTGTGTTCAAAGTGTTTGGCAACATCTTCAAATCCTTCAGCACGAGCAATCTTTGCAAAGTAGCGATATTTGATATGAGCTTGTGACTCTCCGGCCAGCGCCGATTCTAAATTTTTAATTGTAACTGACATAATTTCTCCTTAAACGTCTCTGTCCATTTCACATGCTTCACGTACTAGTGAAACAACTTCGTCTAATGTGTTGCACAAGATTTTAGCGTTGACATAATCGCCTTTCTTGTTGCGTCCACCTGCTTCTACCATGAAGCCGTTGTCGTACATATTAATTGTAAACGACTCATTTACTTTAGTCAGTTTATCACCGAATGATTTTACTGTTTTTACTGTTGCCATTTTAATTCTCCTCTGTTAGTTTGCGCCAAGTAAGATCTTTTTCAGGATACTTTGCTTGGAATGGTTCTGCATATTGCTGAATATTATCAGCTATCTTTTTCATATCCCAAGCATTGCAAAACTTGAGCATACGGATACCAACTTGCGTAACCTCTTTGGGCCGGGCATTAGTATCAATTGTTTCTTTAATTTTTACTTTAACATCTTCAGGTTGTGCTGTAAGGTCGCATAATTGTACATTACGCTGATAATCCTCTAACACACGGTGTTCTACTCCGTTGTGGTCAACCCACCTCTGAAGCATGAGATTGTTCCACGCATATCCGCGGCTTTTACGGTCTTGGAACGCTTCAGTAAGACCAACTTTGTTTTTAGAACCTTTAGTACGCACACCTGGATATGCCGAAAAGACATTATCACTGGTATCACCACGCATACATTTTTCGAATAGCATCCACTCTGGGTCTTGTGCTGGCTTTGCTTCGCCTGTCTTTTTGTCTTTAACGGGTTTACCTTTTGCATCGAAGATTCCTTCATGTGTAATATGCAAATCACCTACACCATTATACTGACTTACATTAGGCGCAATAAGTTGTGCAAAATCTCCGTCTGTCGAAATGATCACGTGTTTGCTATGTGGATGTGCTTGTATCCAACCTGCAATCAAATCGTCTGCTTCTAGATTAGCATGTTGCAGAATAGTAGAATTAGTTTTCTCTGTGACAAATGTTTTGAATTCGTCAAATGCTTCCCAGAACAATTTGTCTTCATCTTGTTCTTTTTGTGTCATTGCCGCACGAGTTTCTTGTCTGTTAGCTTTATAAGGCTTGTAATAGTCCTTACGCCAGCTTCGACCTTCGAGGCAGAAC